AGCATTGCCTTGACTACTGGGTTGATTGGCTTAACCTTCATAGTCATCAAACACCCCGCATGCATCGGCATCACTCATAATCATTTCGGGAGTAGCGCAGTATAGGAAGTCTTCAACCAACTGAGAGGTTGACCTATGGATATACAACTCGTCAAGATACATATCCAACTGTTGCTTAGTCCATCCTAATGAGAGCAACTTCTCATCAAGTTTTGAGTTATTGGTTAGGCTCATTTTGAATCCTCCTCTGTAAGTTTGTTAATTAACTTGTCAACTTTTTTCCAAGCCTTATCTGCCTCTTTGTTAAGCTTGCCACTCATGTGCTCTTCTATTGTTAACTCGGTGTAGTAGGCTATCGCTGACCTTAACTCAGATGCTATCCATGCTTTATCCATTTTCAATCTCCCAGTAAATTAATGGAACTCTTCTAGCTATTTCAATAGCAGTCATGGGGCATGAGGCTTTTAACTTAAGCCTATACTTCACCCCATCGAGAGTGCCATGCACCTCGTGCATGACCTTCTCCCTGTTATCGTCTTGCTCAATACACTCAGACCAAATACTATTCATTGCAACTCCTTAAGTAGTTTGTTGAACGTAGCGGATGCCAAGTCATTAACACTGTTGACATTCTCACCACTGCGGAAACATTCCTTAACGTCAGTACGTCCGATGCCGATAGCCACAAGCTTGATACCGAGACGGTCAGCAACGTTCTGTAGATGCCTCATGTGAACCTTGTTATAACCGTTCGCATCGGTAATCAAAAACAGAATCTTGCGTTGCTCAGTACGTAAACCTAAGTCCTCAAGTGTGATGCTGATGCTTGAGTAATCGGGAGTAGATGACTGTGCCCAGTGACGAATCGAACCCAACTTAGCTGATGCCTTTTGCAACGAGTCTCTCCAAGTCTTGAACGGTACGAACGTAGGTCTCTCGTAGTGCACACCTACCTCAACCTTGTTAGAGCCTGTAGCCTTGATAGACTCACGTCCACCACTACCGTAGAACCCAGTCACGTTGAACTCCACGTTAGCCTTGTCCAAGATGCGGGACAACTGGATGGCAACTGACTCAGCAGTCTCAATCAAACCGTCATTGCTCATAGAGCCTGAGCAGTCAATCAACACTGATACTGCGGAACGCTCTGCCTCGATGTGCTGACGTTTGGAAAACACTGCGGTGCTACCAACTGCAAAGCGTGTAAACGCTTTACGGTCTAAGCGTCCTGACTCTTCGTGTGTAGTCCAACCGACTAAGTCAAGGGAACGCAACAAGCGGAGCAGACTGGCACGAGTCGCACCGAGTCCACTAGGTTGAGCGTTGTACTTCGCAGAAAAATTTACTTCACAATCTGATTTAGAAAATTGCATGATTACCTCCAATGAAATGTTTCGATACGTGGCTTACCAACTGCGGGACGATTAGAGACTGCATCGGAACTCTTGGACACCTTAACCAATTCGTCCTCGATGAAGTTACTAGGCTCGACCTCACGACCACCGTCATACTCCTCACTGCTATAGCCATCACCAGTACCATCGCTAGGCTCGTCACCGTCACCCTTGCCTTGCTCATCACTAGGTTGACCGTCACCGTCAGATGGCTGACCGTCCGATGGCTTACCCTCACCATCACCTTGCTCATCGCTTGGCTTGTCGCTAGGGTTACCGTCATCGCTAGGCTTATCGCTTGGCTGACCTTGACCGTCACTGGGCTGACCTTCACCCTGACCATCGGACGGTTGACCTTCACCGTTTTGCTCTTGCTCTGCCTGACCTTGCTCTTCTTGCTCACGAATGCGTTTGAATAACTCAACTGCAATCTTGACAATCGTTGCGGTATCAGGTGCAACACGAGCCTTCTTCAATGCCCAGTGCAAATGCTTTGCCCAAGGTGAATCGTCAACGATGGATGCATGACTGATGTTGTAACCGTTTAAACGTCTACCTTCGACAGCGAGCAAGAACGGTATGTTCTGCTTGTCATCGGGTTTAACGTAACCGTCCTTGGCTAGTACTGAGTTAAGAAGATTCTCAAACAGAGCACGACTGTTTGGTGCACGACCTGACTCGATGACCTTGCGCTCGATACGAGGGTCTTCAAGACCGTTGATGAGATTGCTTACGAACTTGCCATGCTTATCTCGTGCTCTATCCCATGCCTTGTTATCAGTGAACCATGCATGACCTAACTCGTGCAGTGCATAGCCAATGAGATTGTTGAACGTATGCTCAGGGATTTGAGAAGTCTCATCGATGCTAGGGAATATGACCTTGGCATTGCAGTAACTGATGCCTCGGTCAAAAATGATTCCCGCAGTACGACCAGTCCAAAGAACTTCAAGCTTATCGAACTGGTTGCCACTGGCATTGAATACACGCTCAAGGGTAGTAGCTACCCCACGCTTAACATTAACTCCTAACATAGAGCCTCCTTATTTGGTTAGGTAAGACTTCAACTGTGCAGTGTCAATCGTTGCTGAGAAGATGCCACGCAACTCGCTCTCACAATCTACTGGGAACTTGTTGACGATGGCACTGTCAAATGCAACACCGACTGGCACACCTTTTTGAATTGCTCTTGCCCATGCGAACAACTGACGTAGTGATGGGGGTTGAGTAAGCAGACCCGCTCTTGCTTTCTCACGTGCAGTGTTAGCGAACGTCACGAGTACGTTGCTTGCATCGTAAGGCAGACCAGTGCGGTTGCAAATCAACTTGACCTCGTCATCGTGGGGTAAGTACTCGAACTGCAATGTGTAACTAAAACGGTCAATAAACGCAGTGTTTTGGTCACGCACACCCGCAAAGTTTCCTGATGCATCACCATGACCGTTGCTATTGTCAGCGCAGAAGAACGCAACATGCGATGCGACTGGAATACGAACACCAGTCTCAGGGATAACAATCGAGCGATGCTTGGAGTGTTCGCATAGTGCATGCAAGACTGCCAAGTTTTGAGCACGAGCAAAGCCAATCTCATCGAGCAGAACGATAGCACCAGTATGTTGGATAGCTTGAGTGATGACACCCGCTTTCCACACTACGTTGCCGTTCTCAATCGTGTTACCACCGATGAACTCAGCACGTTCGAGAGCCTCGTCAAAATTCACACGAAACAATCTGCGACCAAGACGTGATGCAATCTGAGCAACGAACTCACTCTTGCCTGTACCACGCTCACCCGCAAGCCACACGTTGTCAGGCAGTGGATTGTCAAGAGCAACTAAAGCCTGATGCAGATGACGTGGATTAAAAATGTAGTCATCGACACGAGCGGGAGCATTAACGTCATTCCACACCTCGACCCAGTAGTCAGCAAATGAGATGACCTCACCTTGATGTTCGTATTGCAACTGACCATCGAATACGTCCTTGACTTGCTTACGTTCAAACACTGGCAACGCATTGGCAACGGTAGTCAACTCAGCCTTCGGGGTCTCCTTCTTGAACGAGGCAAACAACTTGCTGACCTCAGAGCGGATAGTCGATTCAACCTTGTCGTAGTCAACACCTTGCACTGCCTTGACCTGACTGTTTAAACGGGCAGTCAACTCAGCAACCCGCTTGTCATTCTCAGTGCGCTCCGCAAGTGTTTGGTCAAGCAAACGATTGGTGGTCTCACGAATTGCATTGACCTCAGCGACTGCCTTGTTTACATCGACACTGGCAGAGACCAACTGACTGCGAATGTCATCGGGAATTGTTGCGCTACTGGTTGCCACACGTGAGACGTTGTTAGGTGCAGAACTGCGAACGTCATCAAGCGAGAGCAGACCTTGATTGACAAGCCCCTCGATTGTGAAGATTGCGTTCGCTTTTAGTGGCTCAGGGGGCAAGCCCTTGGCAACAAGCGAGGCATTGAGAACGGTTAATGGGAGAAGAGATAAAGCACGATTTACTGTGGACATTTTGAGCCTCCAAGAAATTAAAGAACGAAAGTAACTGCATCACGTGGGCAGACTGGCAAGCCTTGGTCAGCCCATGTTTTGGTAAGACGAATTGTGTAACCGCATGCGGGGCAACTAGCCTTGAGCATACGAGTCGATTGAGTCTTGCGATTAGCACCCACGTTTAAACGAGCATGTGGGTACGCACCGAGTGATTCAACCAACGCACCGAACTGAGTGCGAAAGACCTGACCGACCTTGGTCGATGTTGGTTTGCCCTCAAGTCCAAGCCTACGAACGCAGTGCGGAAAGCGACCACGATGACCGTCACCGTCAGTAGCACTGTGAGACAACTCGTGCACGAGAATACCGAACACCTCGAAAGGGTCAGCCTCCACTGGAGAGATAAGAATCTCGTGGAAACCGTCAGACGATGCCTTGTCCGACCAGTGCTCACCGATTGCACGATTAAGGGAACGAGCATGTCGGGATGGAAAACCGCATGTCACCCTGATGTTGGCGGGGAGCGGAAAGCCACTCGCATCGAACACTGGGCGCAACTCGTCTACTGCTTGATTCAACCACTCTTCACGTGTAGTCATTGAAAAATCCTCCAAAAGATTGAGAAAAATAAATCACGTCCGATGCATTCACCTTGATGCAATGTACCGTTCGCATATTCAAAAGCCTCACCGCAACCGCCTGTCCAGTCCAGTATGAATACGAACACGAACAATACGAACGCAACGAGTGATAGCACGAGCACAACGTGCTCAAAAAATTTACTCATAAAGCCTCCTATCGATAGATGAGTTTGATTGAATTTGTGTCGAGTACTTCTGTCTCACACAATGGGTGCAACTGCGACTTCTGTTTACTGGTGCTAGGTGAGTACTTGTCACCGTTCTCATACCACTTACCGTTTACACATGCGAACAGTGGAAAGTGATAACCGTATGAGAACACTACGTAGATTCCACTGATTACCTCAGCGAAAGTGTTAGACCCTTTGAATGGGGTTTGATTCTGCACGAGGTCACGTGCTTTTGAGTTTGCAACTGCCATGATTGAGCCTCCATGTAATGATGCGAGATTGCATCCTCTGCCTCACTGGTATGCAATGAGGCATGAGATTAAATCTCGTTAAGAGCCATTTATTTTTCTACGCTCTGCTATCGCACGTATAACCGCATTTATTTATTGATGCTCTCGGTGTCGCACATCGGAAAGAACAACGTATCGCTACGGACTAGAGTCAACTCGTCACGATTAGTCGGTCTCGTGAGTCACAGTCCTCGTCTCGCATCTCGTTCGGTTGCTTAATCCCATCGGGGAGCAGAGCCTACTAGCCTTTGACGTAGAGTTTTAAGTCCTCATATTGACTACCCTCGTTTAGAGTCTGACTGGTATCAGCGACTACCGCATTTATTTATCCACACTCTCGGCTCGCATGTGTCGGTGGTTACTCACCGTTTTACTGCAACTTTCAATCTGTACTAGCACCGAAAGAGACTCAACGATAGCACATGTTTAAACAGATGGGGGAATCTTTTTTTAAAGAGCACCAGTCCTCGGTGAATTCCTAATCAAATCAATAACTTACGAACGTGCAAAAAAGACACGTTTACCCGCTGGAAAGCCTCAACGTTTAAACAATTAGGTCTGTTAATGACCCACGAATGTGTGTCGTTAACAGGTAATCACGTTTAAACATAACAGGGCAGAAGCTCACCAAATGAGCCACCGAAATTAAGACAAAAATCGGGGACGAATTGCGTAGCAAAACAGACTGCGGATTGAATGAATGTAGAGAGAGATAGAGAAGAGATAAACGAAGAGAACTTATCGATTCACATCCAGTCACTGATGATGCTCAGAGCCTTGTTGCGAACATGTTACGAACAGAGTACGAACATCATTGCAATAGGTTGTTTAAACAATCACAATGTCATGCAACGTATCACTGGTAAACGATGGAGATAAACACAATGAAGAGCAGAGAAAACTTTATTAATGAACTTGGTCTAAGCGATAGCCTCTTGGATGCGAACGGTGTTAGTACAACGCACGAGGGCAACAATGTCGAAGACATGCGGTCAGCAGTGGACAAGGTAGAGGTAAAGAGAAAGAAGAATGGATTACCTCATGGTGTAAAGAAAGAAGAGTTAATGAATGCACAAGGGAAAGAGAAGAGAATCACTCCGAAGATGCAAGCATTCGTCAGCAACATCGCACAGGGTCTGTCTCCGAAGGATGCATACCGTAAAGCATACGATTGTTCAAACAGTGCAGAGTCAACGATTATCAGTAGTGCGAACGAATTATTGAAGGACAGTCGAATCACTCAGTTACTGGAGTCTGTTTGGGAGACTGTCAAAGAAAATATTGTCAACGATGCCATAGCGACTAAACGTCACGTCATGAGCGAACTGTTTAAGCATGCACAGAACGAAGAGGCGCAACTGTCTAACCGTCTCAAGAGTTTAGAACTAATGGGACGAGCAGTCGGTATGTTCACTGACAAGGTAGAGACCAAGGTAGAAGAGATAAGCACAGAGCAATTGAAGAAAGAACTGGAGTCATCACTTGCACTACTCGATGGCAAATCAGGAATTTCAAAACACCATTGATGGTCGTTCTGCGACACCCACCACTCCCCTACCCAAGCCTATGGGCATGACGTATGGCGCTACCTATACACTCTATTTTGCAAATAATCCCACACAACTATGACTAATGAGAACGTTCGTTATACTATGTTCCACGTGAAACATCTGCGGGGGGAGGTTAGGCAGACATCAAAGGATGCGGCAAGTTAGGGTTTTTTCTGCCTTCCACTTAACGAGTATTAGCCGCCAAATTTGCTCCCCCCACCCCTATATCAATTTTTCCTACACAAGGTTTAAACGTTCGTATAGAATACCCCCTAGTAACGTTTCTATTCTGTTCTTATAGGGGTATATATATTTTGCCAAAGAGTAAGCTCAAAAACATCACATTAAGCCTTATGGCTATACACGCAGAAATGCGGGATATGGCTGAACGTCAGAAACTCCAAGCCATTATTGAATCCCTTAAGAAATTGACTGAGGCAATGAAATGACTGAAAAACGTAAAAAAGTACTCGACTTCATTAACACCTTTATTAAGATGAAAGGCTTTCCCCCATCCTATGCGGAGATTGCTCAGGGTTTAAACATGAAGAGCAAGTCTAATATTCATAGGCACGTACATAACCTGCGGGAAAGTGGTCTTTTACAGATTAAGCCACACATGGTTCGTTCTATGAAGGTTATCGATAACTCAGTAGACACTATCGTCAAGCTCTAATGTCTTTACTCACTTCTGAGGAAATCCAAAGGTATCTCAATGCCTTAGCTGTTCTGCCTGAAGGACATGCAGATATAGCAAAAATAAAATTTCTTTTTGCAGAAGACAAGCGGGAGCGCTGTCGGAACAACTTCCTACCGTTTGTAAAGGAAATGTGGGGCGGGTTTATAGCGGGAAAACATCATCGAGACATGGCAGAAGCCTTTGAGCGGGTAGCAGATGGCACTTTAAAACGGCTAATTATCAATATGCCTCCCCGCCACACCAAGTCTGAGTTTGCTTCTTTCCTTCTTCCTGCTTGGTTTTTAGGCAAATTCCCTGAAAAGAAGATTATTGAGACTGCCCACACAGCAGAACTGGCAGTGGGATTTGGTCGTAAAGTCCGAAATCTGGTAGCTACACCTGAATATCAAGCTATTTTTCCTACAAAACTATCGTCAGATAGTAAAGCAGCGGGTCGCTGGAACACCAATAAGGGCGGTGATTACTTTGCTATCGGTGTGGGGGGAGCGGTTACTGGTAAAGGTGCTGACCTTTTAATCATTGATGACCCGCATTCTGAGCAAGAAGCTATGCAAGGCACAGCTAATGTCTATGACAGAGTGTATGAATGGTACAACTCTGGTCCTCGCCAGCGTCTGCAACCGGGTGGCGCAATTATTATTGTAATGACACGCTGGTCAAAAAGAGATTTGACTGGGCAAATCATTATGAACGAGGCAAGAAGGGGCGGAGACCCTTGGGAAGTGATTGAATTTCCTGCCCTGATGCCTTCTGGAAAACCCTTATGGCCCGAATTTTGGAGTCAAAAAGAACTTGAAGCAATCAAAACTGAACTCCCAGTCAGTAAATGGGAAGCCCAGTACCAGCAAAATCCTACCTCAGAAGAGGGCGCAATCATTAAACGGGAGAACTGGAAGATATGGGAATCAGAATATCCACCGCAGTGTGACTATGTCATTCAGTCTTGGGATACCGCTTTTGAAAAGAATAACCGTGCCGACTTCTCAGCTTGCACGACTTGGGGAATCTTCTATCATCCAGACCAACAAGGCAATGCGGTAGCCAATATTATCCTTTTGGAAGCCATCAAAGAGCGGATGGAATTCCCAGAATTAAAGGCAAAAGCAATGCAACAGTTTAGAGAATGGAACCCCGATACCTGCATCGTAGAAAAAAAGGCGGCAGGTGCTCCTCTCATTTATGAAATGAGACGCATGGGTATCCCTATTTCTGAATATACACCAAGTAAAGGAAGTGATAAGATAGCCCGTGTAAACGCAATATCCGACCTTTTTGCTTCTGGTTTGGTATGGTGTCCAGACACTCGATGGGCTGAAGAAGTCATGGAAGAATGCGCTTCCTTTCCAAATGGAGAGCACGATGACTTAGTAGACTCAACGAGTCAGGCTTTATTAAGATTTAGACAGGGCGGATTTATTAGGCTCGAAACCGATGAACCAGATGAGCCTTTAACGTTTAAACGTAAGGTAGTGTATTACTAAGGATAGATATGATTGATAAAAGCCTATACCAAGCCCCAAAAGGTTTAGATGCATTAGCTGCCGAAGAGCCAGCAGATATTGAAATTGAAATTGAAGACCCAGAGTCGGTCTCCATTAATGGAGTTGAGCTTGACCTTGATGTAGAGGAAGAAGGCTTTAACGACAACTTAGCCGAGTATATTGACTCTGGCACTCTTGCTTCTATTGCGGGTGATTTGATTGGTGATTATGAAGAAGACGTAGGCGCACGTAGGGATTGGATGCAAACCTATGTGGATGGTCTAGAACTTCTAGGTATGAAAATTGAAGAACGTACCGACCCTTGGCCCGGTTCTTGCGGTGTTTACCACCCTCTCCTATCAGAAGCTTTGGTGAAATTCCAAGCAGAAACCGTTATGGAAATCCTGCCAGCCAGCGGACCAGTGAAGACTGAAATTATTGGCAAAGAAACTCCTGAGAAAAAAGCGGCAGCAGTTCGTGTTCAAGATGACATGAACTACCAAATTACAGATGTGATGACTGAATACAGACCTGAAACAGAGCGGATGCTTTGGGGTTTAGGACTTTCAGGCAACGCATTTAAAAAGGTTTATTACGACCCGAACTTAGAGCGTCAAGTCTCTATGTTTATTCCAGCAGAAGACATGGTTGTGCCTTATGGCGCTTCCAGTCTTGAG